ACATCATTATTTGATGATGATGACAAACTAGAGGCTACTTGGAAATCTCAGCATTCTCTCCAGGAATTACTAGATCCTAAAAACTTCAAATCATATTCTGAACTCAAAACAAAATTGTACCGAGTTCTTGATCTTTCAGAAGATGCAGGACCAACTGCATCTAGTCGGATGGAAGAGTCCACTACGGACAATGATTTGGACTTGAGCAATATGGGTAACACACAGGCTTCAGCTGAAGCCGCACCGGCACCCGTGAATATGTCCATGAACGATGACGATGATGACGATTTGTCAATCTTCAAAGAACTTGCACGCTCATAATTAAGTAATCACCTAAGAGGGCTCAAATAGTTGGGCCCTCTTATTTTCATTGGAGAAAAACATGTCAACAGTATCAGAAGATATTTTAGATTTTGATTTTGGATTTACTGCAGTAGATGCTGATGAGCTTGAGGTTGTACGAACTGCAACTGAAAAATCAGAGGAACTATCTGCTCAGGTAGAATCCACAAGCGCAAAAGCAGAACTTGTTTATAATGCAATTATTCCACTTCTTAATAATCTAAAGGCAAATCCTGAAAAGGATTATATTTACTGGCCTAATCGCCACGAAAAGATTGATGCTTTTGCCGACAAGCTTTATGCAATTATGAATGGGAGTTAACTATGAGTCTACTAGACAAACTTGTCAAAAACAGCACAATTAAAATGACGGCTCAACTTACTGAGTCGACGGTTTTTGGTAAAAAAGAAATGGCAACAACACCGGTCCCTATGGTGAATGTTGCCCTATCAGGTGATCCTGATGGTGGTTTAAGCCCAGGTTTGCTGGTGCTTGCTGGACCATCAAAACATTTTAAATCAGCATTTGCACTCTTAACTGCATCAGCATACATGAAAAAATATGACGATGCGGTTTTGTTATTTTATGATTCAGAATTTGGAACACCTCAAGCCTATTTTGAAACATTTGGTATTGATATGGACCGTGTCGTGCATACACCAATTACTAATGTTGAGGAACTTAAATTTGATATTAGTAATCAATTAGATCAGATTGAGAAAAAAGATCATGTAATTGTTATTATTGATTCTGTGGGTAACCTTGCCTCTAAGAAAGAGGTTGAGGATGCAATGAACGAAAAGAGTGTCGCCGATATGTCTCGGGCTAAGTCACTCAAATCATTGTTCCGTATTGTTACACCACATCTTAATCTTAAGGATATTCCACTCATTGCCGTAAACCACACATACCAAGAGATTGGCTTGTTCCCTAAGGCAATCGTTTCAGGCGGCACAGGGATTTATTACTCAGCAGATGCCATTTGGATTATTGGTCGCCAACAGGACAAGGTTGGTACGGAAATTCAAGGTTATCATTTTGTAATTAATATTGAAAAATCTCGCCATGTAAAAGAGAAATCCAAGATCCCAATTTCAGTATCCTGGGAAGGTGGTATCGTCAAATGGTCAGGTCTTATGGATGTGGCCGAAAAAGGTGGATACCTTCGTAAACCAAAAGTTGGTTGGTATGAAGCGGTGGATCCCTCCACTGGTGAAATTATATCAGACAAACTAATGAGAGCAAAAGATGTAAATAATAATGAAGAGTTCTGGCAGATGATGTTTGCAAAAACTGATTTTAAAGAATATATTAGAAAATTATTTACAATAGGTGCCTCGGGCAGTATCATGGGTGAAGATGATATTGTTGAGGTTGTTGAATAAACCTGTTGACTTTTCCTATAATTAATGATATTATAGGTACTATAAAACAAACCGGTGGTGGCTTTTGTCACCACCTATCTTTTTATAATATAGGGACAACATGCTAGAAAAGTCTATTTTATCAAATTTAATCTTCAACGAGGAATATTACCGAAAGGTTTATCCTTATGTAAAGGGCGAGTATTTTGACGACTCGAACCATGAGCGTATTTTTTCTACCTTTAGTGAATATGTAGAAAATTACAAGGAGGCTCCTTCGATTGAGGCTCTTAAATTATCACTTGACAAACGTAAGGATCTCAACGAAGACTCATATAAAAATGTAATGTCTGCGGTTGATGACTTTCGTGTTGATGAGGAAACAAATACTGAGTTCCTTATTGATGAAACAGAAAAATTCTGTCAAGATAAAGATCTCTATAATTCAATCCGCAAGGCTATTCTTATTCTGGATGGTGAGGATAAGCAAAACGATAAGGGATCCATTCCTAAAATCTTATCGGATTCTCTAGGTATTACATTTGACCAAAGTGTGGGTCATGATTTTCTTGAGGATTATGAAGGACGATACGAATATTATCACAAAAAAGAAGAGCGGCTGCCATTTGATATTGATCTTTTAAACAAGGTTACCAAGGGTGGCTTACCTCGTAAATCAATGACAGTTCTGTTGGCAACAACCGGTGGTGGTAAATCTTTGGTAAAATGTCACATGGCTGCAAATTATTTGATGTACGGTAAGAATGTCTTATATATAACCATGGAGCTTGCTGAGGAAGAGGTTGGTCGTCGAATTGATGCCAACATTATGGATGTTACTCTGGATGAGGTTTCAATTACACCACGTGATGTTTTTGAAAAACGAATGAACAGATACAGATCCAAGACTCCTGGTAAACTCATTGTCAAGGAATATCCAACTGGTTCTGCTCACGTAGGACATTTCCGACATCTATTAAACGAATTGGAAATGAAAAAAGGCTTTAAGCCGGATGTGGTCTTTGTTGACTATATTAACATCTGCGCGTCTGCACGGGTCAAAGGTGCGGCCGCAGCAAACTCTTACACACTTGTCAAATCTATTGCGGAGGAAATTCGTGGTCTGGCTATGGAATTTAATTGTGCCGTTGTTACTAGTTCTCAGTTTAATAGGGACGGTTACGGCAACTCTGATGTTGATCTCACCAACACCTCTGAGTCTATGGGTATTACTCACACTGCTGATTGTATCCTTGGACTTATAACGTCGGAAGACCTAGACAGTCTAGGCCAGTTGATGTTCAAACAACTTAAAAATCGTTGGGGCGATTTAGGATATTATCGTAGATTCCTTGTAGGCATTGAACGTGCCAAAATGAAAATCTATGATCTTGAGGAATCAGCCCAACAAAACGTACAAAATACTGATGGTAATAATCAATCGGCATCAAACAATGATACCCCTTCGTTTGATAAGACCTCATTTGGTCAGGTTGTTACCATGAACAGTAGAGGCAAAAGTCGTAAAAATGTATTCGAGGACATGGAAGGATTCAAATAAATGAAATACGAAATAGCATTATCACGGACCGGGGTATACGGAATTTTGGAGAACACATCTGGTACTTTTATAAATATGTCAAACACCAAAAAAAGTACCATAGAGTCAGTCTGTGATAATTTAAACTGGGGCACTGGGTTTCAAGGACATACCCCCAATTTTATTGCTAACTTTTCTCCTTTGGTAAGAACAAAAAGAGAATGAAAAAATGCCTCGTAATTTTAGAAACTATTTAAATGAAGCTTCTATATTAAAACCTGATTATGTAGAAGGGCATAAATTTGCCTGGAACGGTAAAGGTGTAAAGGAATTTGAAACCGCCGGTTATAAGCGCAATAATATATTTACTGTAGTTACTGGTTCAGAAGGTGCTGTACTCATTGGAAGCCAAGATGCTGAGAATGAAAAATACCTACAAGGACCTGACGGAAAGGTATGGCACTTTAAAGGTGGTCTAAGTTTTAAGGCATCTTCTTTTACCCATGTTAAGGAATCTGGTGGGACACCCAGTGGCGCCGAATGGGAAAACCTTATTGTATTTGCCTATAATAATCTTAAAGGTACTGCTACAGATGAGGAAACAAAGGAAGTTGCTCTCAAATATTGGGAGCGTTATGGTAATATTTCGGATGAAATTGCTAAAAACTTTGATACCAATCTTAAGGCAAAGCAGTTAGTACAAACAGGGCGTGGTTTGGGTAATGTCAAACTTGGAAAGTTTTGGAAAGCAGCTGGTGCGACAAACAAGACACCAAAAACTGATATCGCATCATCTAATTTTGTGGAAAAGATTTCACTTAAAAAAGGTGGTGGATCTCAGCTCATTTCAGCAGAGAAAAAAGAAGCACTTGCAATCGTCAATGCTGCCCTATACGAAATGGGTGGTAACGCACCATTTGCCAAAAAGTTAACTAAGGCTATTGAAGATAAAATGACCAGACTTGTTACAACTGAGGCGGTCACAACCCTACAGAAACGCTCAATGATGGGTGATAAGGACGCTGGTGTGATTGATTATCAGAAAAAGGATAATGATCATAAGGAATTGTCTGCAATGCTCAAGGAGGCCATTAGAGGGGCATCCGAAAGCAATAACTTATTCGCTCGACATATTGTACTAGAGGCAGCCACTGGTAATAATAAATTTGGTGGTGCCAATTCAAAGGCAGCCGCAAATGTTTTAGGAAAATTTGATATTAGAACATTTGAGGTGGTTGTACAACCCATTTCATCTATTGATGATCCTATTATTATAGAGTATGCACAAAAGGTACGGCCATATGTTGCATTTAAAAAAGGTTCAGCGGGTTCTGCTGCTTATTCGGCAATGCGGATGGGTTTATCCGAAGGCTATACATTCCAAAAACTAGTCACCGAAGAACTTTCAAACATTCAAGGTTTCTATCTTACAGAGGATATTCTAAACGAAGGTCCTATGGGTATGCTTAGACGTGCTGGCACATTTGCCAAACGTGCAGGTGCCGCAGCTAAAAAAGCATTGGATGCAGCAGTTAAAAAGATCATTTTAAAATTAAAAAAGGTATTTGTAGCCATTGCCAAAAAAGGTAAAAACATGATGGCAGCCCTTATGAAGTTCTTAGGGGTTGAGGTAAGTACTGCATCAGGAATTCCAGCAGAGGTAGGTCTATAATGAAAAGATTTAAAAACTATATTGCAGAGGAGGTCCTTACAGAGGATAAGAATTTGCATATGACGCACCTTGAGGATGCGGTCCTTGATGGGGGTGTGGTTGGTACTCGGAATGTTATTAACTATCTTCGTGCATTGAGAGACATGTTAGGTGGCAACACCAAGGCACCAGTAAATGTCTCTGTAAAATGGGATGGGGCTCCGGCAATTTTTGCTGGGAAAGATCCATCCGATGGCAAATTCTTTATTGCCAAAAAAGGTGTTTTTAATAAGAATCCCAAAATATATAAAACAGAAGCTGAAATTGACAATGATATATCAGGTGACCTTGCGTCAAAGTTTAAGGTTGCTTTAAAAGAGTTTAGTAAGCTCGGCATTGAAGGAGTGGTACAGGGTGATTTCCTATATACGAATGATGATTTACAAACGACGGCTATTGATGGAGAATCGTATATTACTTTCCATCCTAATACGATTGTTTACGCGGTACCAACAAAAAGCAAACTTGCAAAAACAATTTCAGGATCCTCGATCGGCGTGGTCTTCCATACAACATACCGAGGAGATTCATTTGAAACAATGTCAGCAAGTTTTGGAAAGGAGATTGTACCTTCTCTCAAAAAAGTCAAATCGGTCTGGGCGGTAGATGCAGTATTTGAAGATAAGTCGGGCAATGCCACATTTACAGCTGCAGAGACAAAAGCATTAAATTCTATTCTAACCAAGGTAGGCACACTGTTCAGAACAATTAAAAAGGAAACCCTAAACGGTCTTTCAAAGGCAAATAATGAGGAACTTAATACACGCGTAAATGTATATGTAAATCAAAAGGTCCGAGCTGGAGAACGTATTGGAAACCCTAAACAGTTTGTGGCTGGTCTCACAAAATACATCAATGACTATTACGGCAAAGAGGCAGATAAAAAGAAAACCCAGCGCGGTAAAGACACACAGACCGCAAAGCGTGACTCGGCTCTAGCCTATTTTGCAAACAATAATAAAAAAGAAATAGA